GTTAACCATTTCACTATACCATGTCTCGATCATTTCTTATCGTATCCTCCCTTCTAAAATCAAATTCAAGCCAAGGCTTAGGACGGATACGCTTAAGATCAGTCCTGTACTTCTTACCGTTCTTATCAATACCTAATTGGTTCTTCTCCCAAAAGGCTTCATAAGCTACTTTAAATTCCCTTATGAACTCGTAGGCATTATCAAAGGATATCTTATCCCAGTCTCCGTAATCAGTCATCTTTTAATCCTATTGTTTTATAATTGTTTACTAATAATGTGAGTATGATTGACCAGTGAATCTTGTTTTGCTTAGAGCAGTTCTCAGATTCCCATAAGGGTTGTAGATTTTGATAGTTAAAGCATAGCTTTTGATGACTTGGTTTAGTCAGGTCAAATATATACTCATCTGTTAATGGTATCTTAGCTTTGCAAGGTATAACATGATCTAAATGCCACTCTCCAAAGTTATCCCATGACATACCATCCTTAAACTGTTTTTCAATGTGAGTCCTTACCTCTTTATCGCTGCCTCCAAGAATTTCGTCCACTTCCCAATGCCTGTCTAGTTTAGGTATAAGCTTTCCATACCTAGTCCTAGTCGAACATATAAACATATTCTTTTTCTTATATACTCTATTGTTTTCTCTGCTTCTTTTTTGGTACTCAGCCGTTGATCTGTATGCTTTACATTTACCATTCTCCCTTCTTTTCCTTCTACTTTTTTCGTTTGTAATTTTGACCATGTGTGGATTTCTTTTTCTGCAATCAGCTGTGTGTTTTCTTTTTGCTTCACGATTGTTTAAACCCCATTGACTGTCTACTACTTTACTAGATTGATACTGTTCTTTTGTTCCCCATTTCTGAGTGTTTGGTCTATCGCTAGTATATCTTATCAATACTAAACCTTTAACCTTTGGATGTGGTTGTCCTCTGTTATTGGTTTTTAACTTAACCTGTAAAGCCGTTTGGTTAAGCTTGCCCTTGTTTTTCTTTTCTTGGATTATATATTTTTTAGGTATCATCTTTCACAGTCCTCCAACATTCTCTGTAAGCAGAGGTAGAGGTCAAAGTGTCTGTGATCAGGGTCAAGTTCCCCTCCGAAATGTTCGGTCATTATAAAGTACATTAATTCTTCTATCATTTGCTTTGGTTTTTTATTTAGTTGTTTGAATTGTTTAGGAGTTATTTCTGTTTTCATAGGGTTATTGGTTGATTGTCTAATCATTCCTTCTATCGTGCTATAGTTCATTAATCGGTATATAAGAATCCACAAATAGAGATAAGGATGATCGCGAATAGTAGTAACATTTCTAAGGTCATAATTTAATTTAGTTTAATGGTTAAAGTTACAGATCGGACACTTACCGTGAGCTACATCACTGCAACGGTCAGTTAATCTAGGTGATTTGCAACTCGATAAGACGAGTAGCAAGGTGATAAGTATAGCTTTCATAATCTATTAATTCCTTTCCTTGCCTTCTCTAGTTTAATTATTTCTTTTACTGCTTCCTTATATTGTTCAATCTTTTCCTCATGGCTATAAGCTTTACCAGTAAATAAGGACGGGTATTTTTTATGGGACCATATAATCTGTGTCTTTTTATGATCACTTACAATCCTGTAAAAGAATGGTTGATCTTGATGGTATTCAGTAACGCTCATGTCGCTACGCTCCAACGCATTCATTCGCTTTGCTCACTGAATGCTTTTGACATAATGATATTAACCTTTCCTTTGCTCGGATAAATCCTGGATGTACATTTCTAAGGGTAGGTAAGTCTACGCTACTATATCCCATCCTTTCCATTAACTTGTGTTTCATTTTTAAATAAGCTCGGTTGGCTTGTGTCTTTGTCATAATTAGTTTTAATCGTTAGTTGATAGGAATAGAAGCCAAAGCCACACGACAAGACAACTTAAAGGTGACAATAAGCACACAATAAAAGTCTTTAGCTTGTCGCTTGGCTGCGGTTCTAATCCAGTTTCTTTTAATAATTGTTTTCTTTGGTTTTTGTTCATGCAACCTCCTCTTTTACTTGTTCATTATACTTTTTAAGAGTTGCAACCTTTAGAATATTAAAAGCGTAGGACAACATATAATCGTCAAGGCTAACATCATCGGTATTATGTCCGTTTTCTTTGACTTCCATTTCCACTTCGTCAAATAGATTAAGCTTTGCTCCGTAGTCGTACATATCGAAACGAACAAAGTTGACCAGTTGCCAAGCACGATAATATTCAAATGAATAGTTGCAATTGCCACAGATTTCCACGATTGCGTTGTAATAGTCGAATGAATCGTCAAGGTTATAGTCTTTTACAGATTCAACAAGTGAATCTATAAGTGAATCGAATTCGTTTTGTTTCATAATTTTATTTTTCTTTCTATTGGTTTTAATTTTGGTTATTTGTTTCTTCAATATTATCCTCGTGGCAATTGCAACCTTTTTCATCATAATCCTCGTCTAAGCATTCCATATCACATTCCGAACACTTAAGCTTATACACTGGAAACGGGCAACCATCAGGATAATAATTTGTAGATTCTTTTATAATGTTTGGTGGGTAATAATCATTATCGTTCATGTATTTATATATTTCTAAAGGTGTAAAGATTAGTTTCATTTAATAAAAGGTTCGTAAGCTTTTATGCATACATAAGACCACTCAGTAGAACCATCTTCAAATTCAACAAAATATTTAGTTGTAAAACCATAATGATGTTCAGTTACATTTTTAATTTTCTTTTTCATAATTTTTATTTTATTCATTGTTTTTTATTGGTTAATATTAAAGTGATGTTTGTTCACCCAAAAACCCCGCCTATTTCTAGGCAGGGCGTTTGGTTAATATGTAATATAAATTACAAATCCAATGGACTTGTGCGAACTTGTTTGCCTTTTAATGAGTTAATCAATCGATTTTTTTCGTCCGCGATTCGACTTAGCTCATAATCGTACTTTGAACTTGCTACCGAGTCCGCAGCTTTTTCAATCAATTCTTTATCTGTATTTAACAAGACAATCTCAGCAACTAACTTGTTAAGATCAGATAAGTCTAGTTGAATGTTTCCAGCTTTGATTTGAAGTGCGGTGGCTATTACTTTTTCTTTATTCATATTATTAGTGTATTTATGTTTTTGGTTAAAGCCCGGGAAACCGGGCGATGAGAAAGAACTTGTAAAGTGTTAATCATGTTTCATGCCAATCTTTATAATTAGCTAAAAATGTATAAAACTTTTTACCCAAAAACCCCGGCACTTGCGTGCCAGGGCATTAGGTTCATTTTTCCTCGGTCTCAGTCCTCAAAGAATCCAGCTGGGGAATAAAGCTCGGTCGGTTGAATACTTTTCTCTAGTTCATAGATGCTACGGAGCTGGTTAAGCGTGTATTCACCGTCCTTGTAGAGGTAAAGGTAATTGCCTAAGTGAACCACCGAGTTATCTTCTAACCAAGTCTGGAATTGTTCGTCATTATTCATAGTTTTATTTTTTGTTAATTATTGGTTGTTAATAATCTGTGAAAGAACTAAAAGTATAGTATCATTTCCCGTGCCAACTTTTTTTCCCGGGAAATTTAGCTAAAAATTTGTTCGTTTTTTAAGAGTTTGTATAAAATTTACACAGGTGTATTTATGTAGTTAGTACAGATGTAAAGGATTTATACAAAAGTAGTTTTTAAACGCCTAAGAAAATAAACAAATGCCAACACAAGTCATTGATTATCAAGACTTTACAACATAATCACCAGGCTATTTATAGTTGCAAATTTACCTGGGAAAACTCGTTATTTTTCGCATAATCTGTATTATGTCTAATTAGTTTTGTTGATTATCAACGCTTTAGGACACAACACCCACCGGTCTAGAGATTTTCTAGGGGTGCCAAGGGGGTAAATCCAGTCGCGTATATAGCGTAAGCCCCTCAAATTTTTTTACCATTTTCAAAAAGTACCTTAACAAGTCTCAAAAAGACCCCTAACAAGTCTCCTTATCATTGTCATCATCATCAAGGTCCATATCACTTTCAAAGTCGATTACAGTGGAGTCTAGGACGACTAACTTGCAAGCTTCAATGCACCCTATGATTGTTTCATCGTGCAGGTCATATTCACTTTTATAACGGTAAATAATGTTAGCTAAGTCGTTGTTTAACAAGTCTATTTGTTTCTCGTACTCCATAGGTATAAAATTTAAGGCTTTACAAATCTGAAAATCAAGTATAATGTATTAATAACAGATATATAGGTATATAAGAATATCTGTAAATAGATGCGTTGACAAACTACTTTAGAAGATGACCTTTATTAACCACTCTTTAAAAGTAATTATTAACATAAACATACCTAAAGACATTATTTAACAAACAAGGGTTTAAGGATAAATGTGTCTATGTCCATAACATAGCCCTAGAACCTTTAAAAGTTCTTTTATAGAAGCTATCAGTAAACTTTGTTAATTCTTCATCTAGAAGTTCTTGTTTTCTAGAAAGTATGTTATTATCAACATCTTGATTCATTTGTTCTACCCAATAGTTAATAGCAATAGATAAAGCATCTAATCTATCATCATGTATAAGACTACCTTTATCTTTTGTTATTCTAGATAGTTGGTACATAAGCATGTATTTAGCTTGATGTTCTATAGGATAAGATTGACAGGATTTATAATCTTTAAGAATAACAGAAGGACAAATGATAAGTTTATGTTGGTTAAGAACAGGTTCAAGAACATCAATTATTCTAAGTTCCTTTTGTTTGTTATGTCTTACTTCTTCAATGGAACAAGGGTAGGAAGTCAAGAACAAGGGTTTTATAAGTTCCATAAACATACCATCACCAAAGTTAGATTCTATAATGATCTTATTAACTTTGTTATCTTTAGCTATACCTACAAGTTGTTTAAGTGTTTGAGTATCATAACCACCTTTAAGACCACCAGCAGAAGGAACGAATAGTTGACCGTTAAGCATTTTAACAACAGCATAACCAGTTTCATCTTTACCTCTACCAGAAGGGTCAATGGACATAACAGAACCTGTATATTCAACCATGTCTCCTAATACTTTAAAAGGTTTATGAAACCTATCACCACCTAGACCTACATTAGGTAAGTCTTTATTTTCGTTATCTTTATCAGAAGACCAAAGTATTTTCTCAGGAGCTAAGTCTATGTTAACATCTGTTACGATTAGATCATTGATCTTAAGGGGATACCTGTCAGCATCAGACAGTCTGGGATTAAGCATGAATTGTAAAGCATACCCAGTTCTACCGTAAGACAGCTTTCTTTCTTCTAAGTCCAAGTCAGAGAATCTGGTAGGTTCTGTAGAAGTACCTATTGACTCTT